GATATTTCATCTGCTACTGATACTGCTAGTGGATTAACATCAGGTAGTATTAGTTTACAGTTAGCATCATCGTATTTCGGAAACATACCATCTAATGGTACTTTCCCTAAACTTAAGTTAACTGCAACATTAGAAGTATCTAATGCAAAACCAAGACTTAAGACTGCTGTTAGAAATAAGAGAATTGTTATTGCTTCTGCTGGTGATCGCATCGTTCCATTCAGAGGACAAGATTACGATAATGAAGTTGTAGAAACTCTATCATATTCTGATGCTTTTAAATTGAAATATATCTACGAAGGAACTTCTTCTCAAGCACCTGATGTAGATTCTGCAGGTAACTTAATTTCGGGAACTGACGTTACAGCTAGATATTCATTTGATAATGGTCAAAGAGATACATTGTATGATGTTTCTCGTATTGTTCTAAAACCAGGTTTTGAACCTGCTGTTGGTCAACTATTAATTGCATTTGATTACTTTGAGCAATCTCAAGGAGACTTCTGTACTATTGATAGTTATCTTCATGAAGCAGGTGTTCCAGAAGATGAGATTCCATCTTTCAACTCTTCTGTTCATGGAAACTTAGAACTTAAAAATGTAATTGATTTCAGACCTAAAGTAGATAGCAATGCTATTATTCCTGGTTTCCTTAATATCGCTTCTCTTGAAACTACTGTTGGATCTTTTGCTGGTGCTGGTGCTGTAGTTTCTAGTACACCAGCTCCTGATTTGAATTTAGAATATACATTCTCATTCAGTCAGATTCAATACTTAGATCGTATTGATGGCATCTTTTTAGATAAAAAAGGTCAGTTTATAGTTAAAGAAGGTAATTCTTCACTCAACCCATCTAAACCTGATCCTATTGATGATGCTGTACCTCTTTTCTATGCGTATATTCCTGCATTTACTAAGACAACTAAAGATGTAAGAGTCACACCTGTTGATAACCGCCGTTATACAATGCGTGATATCGGTAAGTTGGAAAAGCGTATTGAAAGACTTGAGTACTATACAACACTTAGCATACTAGAACAGCAAGCACTTAACATGCAAGTTAAGGATGAGATTGGTCTAGACAGATTTAAGTCTGGTTTCTTTGTAGATAATTTTGAGGCACACAAAGTTGGTAACTTACAATCTCTTGATTATAGGTGTGCAGTGGACAGTCAACAAAGTGTCCTACGTCCTCAAGCAAAAGAAGATTCTGTAAATTTGGAAGAAGTAAATGTAAGAGAAGATCAAAGATCAGTTTCTGGATATCAAAAATCAGGACATATGATAACATTGCCATATTCACCATTAAATTTACTTGGTAATGATTTTGCATCTAAGACTTTAAATCCAAATCCATTTGTTGTATTACAATACGTTGGTGATGGAGAGATTTCTCCTTCTATTGATCATTGGTATGATCAATCTGAAGAACCATTAGTAGTAGATACTAACACAGATCTATTCAACATATTCTTAGCAAAAGAAAATGTAAAAGAAAGTTTTTCAAGTTTGTTTAATTCTTTTGTTGTTAACTGGGTTGGAACATCCACATCTTTCACTACAATTAATTCTTTAGGTCAAGTTAATACACAGCAAGCTATAACTTCTGTTGCTAGTGCATCAGTAGCAAGTTCTTCAAATATTAGTCCTCAAAACAATGAGGTAGGAAAAGGAATTCAAACTAAGAGTATTGGTGAAAGTTTAGTTTCAACTTCTTTAGCTTTCTTTGCTAGAAGTGTTCCTATAAAATATGTGATTAAGAGAATGAAACCCAATACAAAGATGTATGTTTTCTTGGAAGGAAGAGATATTGGTCGTTGGGTTAATCCTGATCTAAGATTTACTGGTATTGCTGGAAATTCATTATCAGCATTTAATGGTGAAATAACTACTGATGAATATGGTAATGCTAGTGGATTAATTGTTGTTCCTGCTGGTCTACCACCATCTGAAAATGCAACTTGGACTGGTGATGTTGATACTTTGCCATATGACACCTCTGCTGAAGAAGTATCAATTACTTCTGGTATATTGACATTTAGATTTACATCTAGTGCAACTAACGAACCAAAAGAAGAAGTTGATAGTTATACAGAAGTCAAGTATTATGCTACAGGTATTCTTCCAGAGAATCCTTCAAGTATTGTTTCTACAAAACCATCTTACTTTAAATCTAATGAAGGAATTCAATTAATTGAAAGTAATACTGATAATCCTATAAGACCAAATCCTCTTGCACAAACATTTAAAGTAGAAAATCTAGATGGTGGATGTTTTGTAACTGGTGTAGATCTTTTCTTTAGTAAGAAGAGCACTAACATTCCAGTCAAAGCTTACATTTCTAATGTTGATGCAGAAAAACCTGCTAAGAACATTGTGCCTGGTTCTGAAAAAACTCTTTCTCCAAATACATTCCTCAAGTGTTTTGCTAGTGGAAATATCTCAGTTCTTAAAGGAGAAAATGTAACTGGTGCATCTTCATCTGCATCAGGTCCTATTCTTAAAATATTTGATAAGAACAATGTAGAATTGGTAGCTACTGCATCTGGTAGATATAGTCTAACTAATGAGCAAGTTTATACTGTAGTTTTAAGTAATCATAATGGTAAATCTTTTGTACAAAATGAAGATTTAATTATTCCATCTGTTACAGAAACAAACGCATTGAACAATACTGATCTTGTTCTTGCTATTGCAAAAGACAGTGGTAAAGTTTCTAAAATGAGAATTACTAACACTGGTCAAAATTATGACAGTGCAATTCTTACTATTGAGAGTCCACAATTACCTGGCGGATCTACTGCTACAGCAAGTATAGAAGTTTCTAATGGTCAAATTTACAATGCTGAGATATCACTTAGTGGATTTGGATATACAGAAGCACCATCAGTTGTTGTGAAAGGCGTCGGAAATGGTGCTGGAGGGTGTGAAATACAAACCTTTATAGAAATAGATACACCAGCAGTTAGAATGGGTGTAGCGGTTGATACAGAGGGTGTTACACAATCAACAACTCCTACACATTTCGGATTTGATTATCCAGTATATCTACAAAATGATACAGAATACGCTCTTGTAATTGAGACTGATTCTATTGATTATGAGTTGTGGTCATCTAAGTTAGGGGAAACCGACATAGCAACAAGTACGGTCATCACAACACAACCAAGTTTAGGTTCGGTATACCGTTCTCAAAACACTGAAAGTTGGACAGAAGATATATTTGAGGATCTTAAATTTACAATGTATCGTGCAGAGTTTAATATTTCTAGACCAGCACAACTTGTAGTTAAGAATGAAGATCTAGGTTATGAACTTTTAGAATCAAATCCTTTTGAAACAAATGCTAGTGCAAACACTAACTCAACTTCTAAATTATTCAAAAATAATAACTCTATTGTTAAAGTAAATCATAGAGATCATGGATTTGAAGATAGTGGTAAATCATATGTATTTTATAGATCTGCTAACGAGATTGGTGGTGTGACTGCATCTATTTTAAACAGTACATTGTTCCAAGTAAGTAACTCTGGTGTTGACTCATATAATATACAGTCAAGTTCACAAGCTGCTGGTAATGCTATTGGTGGTGGAGATTCTGTATATGCTAGTTTCAACAGAAAGTTTGAAACCTTATATCCACAAGTATCATATTTGACATTTACAGGTACAACTTTAAATACAGAAGTTAAAACAACTGATGTAGTTCCTGTAGATTCTACATCTACAAACTTTACTTCTTATACAGAAGCAAGTTTTGAAAAAACATTTTTGAATGAACCACACTATTTCACAAATCAAAAATTTATTGCATCTAGTATCAATGAAACTTTGAATAGTGTATCTGAATCACTTGCTTATAAAATGACTTTATCGTCTAGTGTTTCTCATTTGAGTCCAGCAATAGACTTATCAAGTGCTACTGTAAAGACAGTAACTAATAGAGTTGAAAATCCTACTGGACAAGAAGATAGATTTGGTAGAAGAGATCAAGTAATTGAATTTTATCCTGTCTATCAATTTAATCTTGCTGGAAACGGTGGAACACAATTGCAAGCAGATCAAACAATTAAAGGTGTTACAACAAAAGCAGTAGGAACTATTGCTAGAGTTAATGGTCAAGTTGTATATGTCAGAGTTAAGACAAGTCAGTTCTTCCAAAAAGGAGAGACAGTAACATTAGGAAATCAGTTAGGTCTTACTGGTGTTTCGGTAGACTCAAATCCTTCACAAGTATTTGCTTCTATTGAAGATGCTGCTACCATAGTAGCACGTAATCCAAACATA